AACTACACTTCAGTAAATGTTAGTAGTAATCCATATATCACATTTGGTGACGGTGGTAATCCTTCTGATTGTTGTTTTGACATCCCTAACGAGATTCCAATAAAGACAGAATTACCTGGTGTGTATTTATCGTTCCAATGTCCTAACGACCCTGGTAATTATGATGGACAAATGTATAAACTATACTCAGGATTAACTGATGGTGGTAATACTATGGTTATCAAATATATTGGTTCTGACCATTGTGATGAAATTGCTACTTTAGTTTACGGATTCAAATTCTATAAAGACAATAGTGATTATTTTGATTTAATTATCGAAAACAACGACAATTTCTTTAATGATGACCCAACAGGTGGTGTAAGTAATGGTGTTGATGAAACTTGGGTCACAACATTTGATAGTACAGGAGGTAATGCTTACCGTATTGGTAGTGTGCCCGTGGTAAGTAAACCAATTAAAGCGAACATTAATAATAGAGCGGTAGTATGTGGTACTATTGGTGATGTAATAACTACACCACAATTAAACCCAAATAGTAGTATCGGTGGTAGTATGTACTTTAATGGTGTTAATGACACTATGGTTCAAGTTGATAACTCAGGTGGTCAGTTTGGATTTGGCGGTTTTAAAGACTTTACTATTGAATGGTTCCAATACTATGAAGGTGGGGTAAATTCAAGACCATTTTCAATTGGAGTTTATGACAATCCATCAGAAATGATTGGAATGTCTTTTGAAGGTACAGTTTATTTATGGATTGATAATTATTCATATACTACTAATATAACAAACGAAGATTTATTAAATGGATGGCATCATATGGCAATTACAAGATATTACAATGGTGCTGACCATATTTGGAGAGTATTTTTAGACGGAGTTGAAAAAGTATCGTTAACAGGTAATACTGATACCTCAAATATAGATATATTAACATTAGGTAATCAATTAAATAATGACGGAAGGTTTCAAGGGTATATTACAAACTTTAGAGTTACTGACTTAACCGCATTGTATACATCTAATTTTATAGTACCAACTCAACCATTAACTTGTGATGGTACCACAATCCTCACAATGGATGCAACTAATGAATCGGGATTATTATATGATTCTTGTGAAGGCCAAACAACATCCACAACAGGAGTTACTTGGTCATCTGAAACACCATTTGTTAATTTATATGATTTCTCATTGTTTACCGCAACTGATTTTACAAATTATAACACTTGTGAAGATTGTGGACAATTGTTTAACACTATTTTATATGTTAGAACAGGAGTTACTGAGTATGTAACAAACCGTACAATGACTAAAACAAATATCGATAGAGTATTAACAAACGGACCTATATTTACTACAGGTAGTGTTGAAGCTTACGAAATAATAAACTATTACTATTAAAATTAAAAAAACAAAAATATGTCAATTATACATCCAGGGTCACTTTTTCCAAATGTCCCATTAGCATTAGCACCATTATCAGCAGGAACTGAATATAACGTATGTGTTATCGATTGTAGTGGTAACACTGTGTCTATAACACCTCCACACCCTACTTGGACCAACGAACAAGGTAAGGCGGTAGTTCTATTAGACGCAATCGTTTTAGGAGGAATGAACGGATTAAACTCGTAAATAATATGAAAAAAATTGTTAAACTAACCGAATCTGATTTAAACAGACTTGTTAAAAGAATCATTAACGAAGAAGAATTCGATGATGAAATAGGTAAACCTCAGTTTACTGTGGAACCACATGTTAGAATGACCCCAAGAGAAAAAGATATCGAAGGGTTATTTGGAAAATATAGCGACCAAATTCCTGCAGACATCTTACGTTATATGAGAAAAAATCCTCAATTGGTTATGGACAGATTGTCCGTTATCTATGGTAAAAAGTTTTTAGATTATGCTGATAAAGCGTATATGAAAAATAATAAGTTCGATTTTTAACGAAATCCTTTCATAATTAATATTTTTTGTATATCTTTGTTAGGAGTAAAAATAAACTATGGAAAAAATGTTTAAACGGTTATATGTTAAGTGGGTATTATGGTCTCGTTATAGAGGTCTCAAACCCATAGATAAATTAACCGATAGCCAACGAATTTGTTTGGGTATTTGTCGGTCATTAATAAATCACCCAAGTTCAAAATTCCTTATTGCACCATTATCGGGTGAACGTTATATTAAAAATTCTGAATTAGGACTATTCATCATTCTTGATGACAGACATATTAGTGTTACTAATCATGTGTATCATTATGATGTTACATTATATGAAAGAGAGTGGGATAGATTAACAAAGATGTATGATAATAAGACTGAAGTTATTCGTCAACAATATAAGGAAGAAATTACCTCCCAAATTAAACATTCTTTACGAACAATTTTAACTAAAATAGAAACCTCAGAAGGATTCTCTCAGGACACTCTTGATAAAATTTCTTAATGGACTCTCCTTAACAGGAACAATTCTTTTTTTATATCCTGGAGTTTGATTAATATTATTACCATCATCATCACTTGTGGTTAAGTTAGGATGTTTCTTCAGATAATCTGATTCTTTCTTGGATTTACGTTCAATCTTATTGATTTGTTTTTTAGGCAAACTCATTTTACCATCATAACTATCATATGCCAACATTGCATCATTATACTTTGATACAGGGATATTAAAAGGTTGTAGGTCAGTTTTACTGAACTCTTTTGTACCAGGTTGCATAGGACCAATATATGACCCTCTACCACCCCCATCACTTGTTGCCTCGTTGATGAGTTCTTGTTTTATAATATCTCTTAACATTCTGAAAATTATTACTTATACTTATAAATATCTTAAACTATTAAAATGGAAGAACAAAAACTATTTGGAAAATTATTTAACGCCATACCTCTATTAAATGAAGAACATTTGGAGGTGTTGTTACAAACTATGGATAGGGACACCTCAATATATGTTTTAATTCAGGCGGTTAAGTATGCTCATGAATCGGGGGTATATTCTTTGGGTGAAACGGAAGTAATCTCAAAATGTATTAGAACCTTATCAAAAATTGAAGAGTCTACCCAAGATGAACAACATTAGAATTGCGTTAATCGCTCATGACGGTAAGAAGGCCGATATGGTATCGTTTGTAATGAAACGAATCCCTTTTTTCACATCAAAAAATGTTGAGGTAATTGCCACGGGAACTACAGGTAAACATTTAATTCATGCGGGTCTACAAAAGGTTAGAACAATGTTTAGCGGACCAATGGGGGGTGATGCTCAGATTGCGTCAATGATTGTAAACAAAGAGGTCGATGTAGTTATATTCTTCATCGACCCCTTGGAAGTTCATCCACATCAAGTGGATGTTAGTATGTTATTAAGGATATGTAATGTTCACGACATTCCTTTAGCAACAAATTACTCTACGGCAAGTAGATTAATTGATTGTATTGTTTTTTAACCTACGTCACTTGGTTCACCCTTGTCTCCGCCAGCAATATCGCCAGCATTTGGTGCCCCTGTAGCAGTTCCCGCAGGTGTCCCTGTTGTAGTTCCCGCAGGTGTTCCTGTCGAAGTTCCCGCAGGTGTTCCTGTCGAAGTTCCCGCAGGTGCTGAAGTAATACCTAACGCCTTTTCAATCGCCGCAGCGGTTTTAGGTCCGTATTTACCATCAGTAGTTAAACCCGCACTAAACTTACTATTTAGTAAAGTTTGTACATCTTGTATTGTCGATTCAGATAACATTTTTTTAAACCCGTGCATATTAAGAATTTTTGCTCTTTCACTTTCGGTTATAATTAATCTTTTCATATTATTTTTTATATTATATTTTTTTTAATTTATTATGTGTTAGCGGTATTCGAACTTGCTGATTGGGGAGTTCCTCCACCACCATTTAATTTCGTAATTAACGCATCAATTGTTGCTTGGTCCATTGTACCTGTTTGTGACACACCTAAAGTAGATTGTATTGTTTTAGTTTTAGGTTGTAAGTTAGTCGCCACACCTTTTTTAGCAACACCTGTTGTAACCGTAGTACCTGTTGTACCTGAAGTAGTTCCTGATGTAGTTCCTGAAGTAGTTCCTGATGCCGCCGCTGCTGCTGCCGCTTTCTCACCTATTTCTTTACTATTTTCAAATGCGTCTAACAATGGTAAAAACACGTATGTTTTCCATTCTCCCGCAGAATCAATGTCTCCGTCAATAGCATCAAATAAACTCTCACCGTGTCTTGTTTCGTAAGTTTTAGCCATACCACATAAATCAGGAATAGTTTGTATTTTTGATAAATTCGATTTAATTGCATCTTCATCAGTTCCCATACCCTCAATCGCCGCATTAATTGCGTCGGCAATGGTGTTTAATTCTTGTCTTGTCATTTGAGCTGGACCAACCGCACCTTTAACGTTACAGGCGTCTAATATTTTCTTAGCACCTGCAAAAGACGCTCCACCACCAAATGCTTGACTTAATAACGATACTGCGGCACCAACCACCGCACCTGGAACGGCTCCAACACCACCAAGTACCGCACCTCCCGCAGCACCTACCGCGGCAGCACTACCTACTCTACCCCAATCCACTTGTTCGTCCATCTCTTGGTCGGGTGAAGATTGTTCGGATAAATATTGTTTTTTAGTTGCGTCTTTGTGAAGATTTAGAATTCTTTCTGATTCTTCTTCATTTAAAAAATATAATTTTTTCATACTTATTTCTGTTTAATATATAAATATCTGTTTTTTCAAAAAAAAAATTTGTGGAATCAATATATTTGCTTATCTTTGTAATGTGATTAAGGGAAACGATTCAGATACAGTTAATCACAACGGGTTAGAACGAAACAATCCTAACTTATCGGGTGGAATGGAAGACGATTCAGATACAACGTCCACCCCTTTTTTATCTCCACAAGACTAATTGATTTTTACCAACTCTAAACGGATTACCCTCAGACTCTCTAAAGGCGGTACTGAATAATAAAGTCCAACTTGAGCCTCCATTATGAATCGGTATAATTGGTAGTGCCAATTCCCACTTGTTTGATTTAATCACAAACGCATCACCATCATTAATTTCACGGTAAACAATTCTTTCCGCAATCTCTCTAATGAATAGTGCGACAAATTCTTTTACCTCTAAATTAGTAATTTCTCGTTGGTTATACGTATCGTTTAATTCAGGTCTTGTTGACCTATCAGAAGAATGGGTTGTTCTTGAAACCTCAAAATTGAACTGAGTTTGTATCTCATGTACAATTTGAGCAATTCTTTTTTCTAATAATAGATTCTCCTTAATTAATTCTCTTAAAGCATTCATATAATATAAATACTTTTATCTAATGATTTAAAACTTTATTGGTGAAAATTTTAGAATATTGTCAAAATAAACCACAACGAAACCACACACAGTTACTATTTATAGAATCTTATTAGACTTTCGTATGTTTTCTTCCCCCCACATAGGTTGAAGATTATCCAATGACCAACATTTCATAAACTCCTCATCACCCATCTCCCGTATATCAAACGATGTTATAGGTGATTTATGGTCGACATGCCAAACCCCATAGTTATCCCAACTCATATCATCCTTAAATTGTAATTCTAAATGTGTTATTAGTTCTTCAGGTGTGTATTGTAATACATCAAAGTAATGTCCGTATTTATCCACATTACTTTCTTTTAATACGGTGTAGATTGCCGTCCTGAAATTACTGATTAGTTTATAGATGGGGTCAGTATCCTTACGATGTTTTTCATATTTACGTTTATACTCCCTATGTTTATCTATATTTTTTTCCCTCCATTTTTGGTGATAAGTATTTAAATGTTCTCTGTTTTCTTTTTGCCAATCTGAAAAATACTCTAAAATTTTTTCTCTATTTTTTTTATAGTATCTTTTATTAGTCTCAGATTTACCACCTGTAAATTTTCTTCCTGATTTACCTACATTAACACCATTTTCTTTTAAAATTCTAATTATTACTGTTTTATGAATTCCTATTTTTTCAGATATGGTAGGAGAACCTAACATTTCTTCATTATACATTCTAATTATTTCATTAATTGTATTTTGGTCTAAAATAATCTTTTTCATATATTATAAATATAACCATAATATCAATTGTGTCAATATAAATAAAAAAAAAGGTCAGAAAAATCTGACCTTTTTAGGATTTTATTTAAGATTTTGATTATCTCAATTCTCTTAAATCGAACGTACGAACACCATCAACAGTAATTCTTCCGTAAAAGCGATTATTCACCATTTTTTTTGCGTAACGGGTCATAATACCTTTAATCGGTGTAAAGTTGAATGGATTGTACATTGTAGGAGTTAATTGTAATGGTACGTACGGTGCGTAGATGTAACCAGTATCAAGTAACGATGTTCCTTTATGTCCAATTAACACTTGGTTAGGTGGGAAATAAGGGTCACGGTATACTTGGTAACGTCCAGCTAAAGTACCAACTCTTTCAATACCCATGTTGTATTGGTCTTGCTCAGGAGACGCGTTAGATACGTGGAAGTATTCTAAATCATCAAAAATCGCAGAAACTTCAGAAGAAACAACAATCCAGTTAGCTCCACCTCTTAAAGTAGATTTGTGAATTTGTGCTGACAACTGATTAATCGCAGTGATTAATGTTTGGTTCCAGTCTTTTTGAGTGTAGTTAGTTGTAGCAGAAATTCTTCTCCAACCGTTGTAATCCCAACGTAAGTTCCATGCCGCACCTTTACGTAAATCTCTAAGGATTTCACGGTCGATTTCAGCCGCAACTTGTTCAGATAATAAAGCCGTTAATTCAGCTTCAGCATCGATGTTGTGGAAAGCCGCAACGTCTTGAGCTAACTCAGGAGACCATTGTGCTCTTAATTTTCTTTCAGTAACAGAAACTGTAACAGAATCCAATTCGAAAGAAACTTCTCCGATTTTGTCTTCAAATTCTAATTCTTTGTAACGTCTGAATACCGCAGTAAATGCAGTATCGATAACACCAGCTCCAAGAGTAGTTCCTGTGTAACCATCTAAAGTATCAGAACCACAAGTTGCACATGCAGGACATGATAAGTCAACTTCTAAATAGATACAACCTGTTGGTGAACAGATGTTATTGAATTGACCACCATTACCATCAGTTGCCCAAGTAGTAGGTGCCATATTATTTAATCCACTAACGATTCCTTGACCGTATTGTTGAGTAACAACTCTGAACAATAATGATTTAGGGTTATGAGCAGAATCAAAAGCGTTTTGACATTGTGTTGATGCAGTACTTGCAGACCATGTAGAGTCATCATAAGCACCGTTAGCAAAAATTCTTAAATCCGATAAGAAAGTTTCAGAATCATATTCGTTACCATCTGGTCCGATTAATTTTCCTGAACCTGTGTCGGCAAATCTACACATTTTAACAATTACTTTTCTAACGTTTTGATTGTCTAACGTTGTTCCCGTTCCTAAGTTAGTTAAAGTTCCGTTACTCCAAACTTGGATATTTGTTTCAACAGTAACTGCTGACCATTGTCCTTTAGAGTAATCGAATAAACCTGGAGGGTCTAATTGTCCTTCATTTCCTTCATAGAATAAATCATAAAGATTTTTCTTACCGTAAGTTGATGTTGAACCATAACCAACGCCATCTCTTCCGTTTTGAGGTGTTAAACCACTAACGGCACCAATTGGTCCGTAGTGTTCACCTGATTGACCTGCGTAATCATTACCAGGTGTTTGAGCAGTTCCTCCATCATACCCTTGAATTTTAGGTACAAAGTAGAATAATTTACCGATTGGTAAGTTCATCGCTTGTACAGAAACGATATCATTCGCTAATAATTTAGAGAATACACGTCTAACGATAGGGAAAACAACAGTTTCAAATGAACCTGAAGAACCTTCTGCAGTAGCTTCGTTTATTAAGTGAGACGCTTGATTCTCATATAACTGAGCTACGTTCTCTTTTAGGTGACCTTTAAGGCCTTCTAGGAATCCTAATTTATCCCATTTGTTTATTGTGTCTTCTTTGATAACCTTAAGGTGTTTTAACCCGATGTTACCGACAAGACCTGATTCTAATAATGCTCCCATTTTAGTATTTTTTTTGTTTTGTTTTAGTTTATTTTTATTTTTTATTTCATTTTAGACATTAAGTCTTTCATTCTAAGGAATTGAGGATTTTCATAAGTTTTGTTCTCAATTAAGTTAATCGCTGAACCTGTCGTTGGTGCGTTTTCAATTTTACGCTCAAATGATTCATTCATTGATTGACTTGTTGTAGGTGAAAGTTCGTCTTTAATTGTTTTATACAAACCTTTAGATTCTTTGATTGATTCTACACCATCAAATCTTCTTAAAATATTGATTTTTTCTTGTTTTGATGTTGAGTGTTCTGTAAACAAACGTGTAGCGTATGCTAAGTTTGAGTTGAATACCGCAACCTCATTCAATTTATTTCTGAAGATGTTTAATGCTTTTCTGTATTCTTCATTCTTTTCTCTAAGAACTTGTACTTCATTTGTACTACTTTCTTTAAGTGCCATGTTAAATGCCGAGCCAGTTCTTAGTTTTGGTAAACCACCTTTTCTACCTGCTCTACTACCTGCACCTAATGTACGTACACCTTCTTTGGTTTCCGCTTTTTTCACAGGAACTTGTTTGTTTGTTCCAAGTTTAGCTTGTTCCTTATATTCAAATTTTGCTTTACCCGTACCAACCGCTTTAGGACCTTGTTTCATTTTTGTTTTGAAACCTGTTCCTTGATTTGGTTTTTTTGAGTAAACTTTTACGTTAGGACCTTTTCCCATTCCAACTCCTTTTGGTTTGATTGTTTTCTTACCTAATTTAGATTCAAACATGTTATCCATGTCTTCTTCGTCTTCATCGTCAAATGAGATTTCGTCTTCGTCTTCTTCTTCGTCTTCGTCTTCGTCTTCATCGTCAAATGAGATTTCGTAAACAACTTGGTCAGTGCCAGCATCTCCTGTCATTTCTTCTTCCTCGTCAAATTCTTCTGAGTTAAAATCCATGTCTTCGTCTAACTCCATATCAGAGTCGTCCTCGTTAAAAACTTTTTCAACGATGTCATGGATAGAATCAGATTCGTAAAACTCTTCTTCATCGTCCCACATGTCTTCTTCGCTTTCTCCAACAATCATATATTCTTTGTTTGCTTGAGTATCCTTAAGATTAATATTACCGCCAGCATCTTTCGTTACTACGATATTATCATCAGGTCCCATCAATTGGAATACACGAAGAACTTCTTCGTCTGATTTGTTAGTTAAGTCGATAGGTTCTGCCATGTCATCATCTGCCGTGTCATCATCTGCCGTGTCATCATCTGCCATGTCATCTTCCATGTCATCGTCTTCAACGTCTGTATCTTGGTTATCAGCATCCATATCCATGTTACCCATGTCCATATTTGCATCGTCTTCAACCTCGTCATTTGATTCTTGTTCAAATAGAGATTCTTTTACCAATTCTTTGATTTCTTGCGACATTGTTGAAGCAAGTATTCCTTTTGCATTTTCGGCAACCGCTTCTTCCAAATTTTTCATTTGAATGATTGCATCTTCTACTAATGATTTTTCTTTTGCCATTGTGAGTTTTATATTTTTATATATAAATATTACCAATTGTGAAAAAAGTTTAACTTAACCTAATTCCAATCGGTTTATTTATTACTTAATAAATATCTCCCATTTGACAAAAAATAAAAAAGGAGACCTTTTGGGTCTCCTTTTAATTTATTATTGAAATTTAATTTACTCTATCACTTCATCAATTTTACTTTCAACAATTGCCGTAATTCTCCAATCTTGGGTATACGCCTCGAAAATCTTAGTTACTTTCGCCTCAACATCAGTTGGTGTGAATCCGTTTACTAATTTTTCTTCTCTCAATTTTTTAACTTTTCCTGTTTCAGAATCTACTGAATCAATTGTAACTTTCGCTACGAAATACTTTTCTCCTTGTTCCATGTTTAATAATTTTTTTATCTGTTTCCTAAATAATCGTTCAATTTCTTCATTAAGTCAAGCGATTTATTTCCTGAATCTCCAACATGTCTTTCTACCGACATTCTTTTTTCTTCTTCAATGTTCTCTTCAAAATTACCTTTATCTTCTTTATTTAAGAAAAGATATGCTCCTGGTGTTGATGGTGAAGATACTAAATCAAAACAGATTAATTCAAAATCGTCTTGTACTTCATTCTGTTCACCAATCTTTTTTAAAGACCCAACACCTCTTGATGAGATACCAAGGGTTACACCTTGTCTTAAGTAGTTTGCCGCCATATCTCCTTTAGTCGATACAATTCCTCTTTCGTGGAATCCTGGACTTGTCAATAATTTTAGTTTACCCATCAATGTATCTCCTTCCCACCAAACATCCGTAATTAAATGAGACACTCGGTCTAAATCAATTAGTGAAGATTCGGGGTGATTTAATTCGGATAAAGAGGTACCTTTTTGAATTAGTTTTTTATAATTGTCCGCCTCTCTTTTAAGGATACGTTCAGGATATATTCTACCGTTTCTATTAGGTGTATTGTATTTTTGTAAAACCGCATAAAACTCAAATGGTTTAGAATGGTCCAACATATTCGTTGATTCTAATATGTAAGAATTTTGTTCACTTTTTGGTGAAATGTATCCTGCGTCATACTCGACTAATATCCCTTTACCTGACTCACCAGGTTTTATAATTTTTAGATTCATCTTTAATTTTAATTATAAATATTAAAGATTGTCTATTTGTGTTACTAATTCTTTTCTTTTACCGTTTTTAGTTGGGTAAAACTTAAAGTACTCGTGTTCATTAAAACTTTGTTGTAGAATGTCTTTTGTCATTTTTTTCAGAGAATCCCGTAATCTAACTGATTTGAAGTCTGTATCTTGTTCTTTTAGGTAAATGTTAATTTCTAAATTTAAGAATGATTTTTTTCCTGTTGATAATCCGCTTGACCGTAAATCTAAATCAACAATAAAGTTGTCGTCAAATAAGTACCTGTCAATACTACTATGTACAATGTGTTTTATTGCTCGACTTAGGTTTAAAACAACTCTGTTCCAATTCTCGGTGTTTTTTATTGGTTCTACCCATGTTTGAAGATTTAAATAAAGTGATTTAAAGTTTATTGAGTCTACCGTGCCATATACGACTTTTGTAGACTTGAATCCTTGGATTTGTGAGGTTTTCCCCTTTTTCATTAATTTCCATATTTTTATAGTTTATTTTCCAAAAAAATAGGTATATTTGTTCCAATAGTCAAAATAAATTAAAATGAGGAGATATTTGTAGTTATATGCTAATAATCAAAGTAGAAAAGGGAAACATCGAAAGAGCCCTAAAAATGTACAAAAGTAAGGTCATCAAAACAAGACAAATGTCTGAATTAAATGAACGTAAAACCTTTGTTAAAGATTCTGTGAAGAATAGAGAAATGATGAAGAAAGCAAAATACGTTCAACAGAAGTACAAATCTAACGAGGATTAAAGAGTTTCTTTAAGATTCTTTAATTTAAAGTAAGATAGTTTGTCATACTTTTCTGATTCAACCTTTTCAATTGTTTCGGTAATTCTATTTAATGTACCGATATCAGAACCCTCTTGTAGGGTTTTTAGTTTTACAATTACCTCTCCTTTAATTGAATCAAAATTTTCTTTTAATACAGAATCGTCTGTAGATAAAAATTTCATTAAATCTTTCTTTTCAGATTCGTCTAATCCATTGATATAACTTGAAATTGTTTTATTAGCAACACTTACCATTGTGGTTAGTGGTAATTTTATAATTTCCTTACTAATTGGTTTAGGTACCATTAAAGATTCTTTAATCAATTTTTTACTTTTGATTTTAGACTCGATAGTTAATACATCCGTAGAAAATAACCCGTCAACAGTTTCGTATAGGTTTTCTGATTTAACGTTGTTCACCCAAGTCTTTAAATTATTTAAATCGGAAGGTTTAATTTTGTTAATAGAATTTTCATACATAGTAACACACTCGTGTATGTAGTCATAAACTGTATTCTCCTTTAAACCTTTTTTAGAACTTAATTCATCGTACAAATAAAATATTTTACTAATATTTTTATTTTCCAATACTAATTTTTTAAAATTCTTTAACTCATCTTTAAAAGTATCGTTAGAATATGATTCTAATAAAACTTTTTCTATTTTAGATTTTAATATACCAAACTTAATCATTTTCGTTTTTTTATTATAAATATCAATCTTTTAGAAGTTTACTCAGTTGAGCCTCCATTTCTCCTAAAGAATTTTTTCCTTTGGATAAATCAATATACGAGTCTTCGTCCGTTAATGAGTTTGATTCTAATAGAATTTTTAAGTTATCTCTTTTAAATGATTCAGGAGTTACTCCCGCATCTCCACCTGGTTCAGGTCCTGAGGGTGGTGGTGGAGGTGGCATTGATTCTCCTCCTCCTTCACCACCTCCAGGAGGTGGTGGTGGGGCTCCTCCCGCGTTTGCCGTTGACCCTGATTTGTTACCATATAATTTGTCAACATTGTCAAAGATACCTGAATGAGTAATGATTGTTGCGGTATTTGTTAACTCAGCACCAACCGCTTTCTCAATACGTTGTTGTTGTAAATCAAGTTTAATTTCTTCATCAGAGAATCCTAACACATGTTTTTTCGCCCACGATACTGACACAGGTGCAATACCTTCGATGGCGGTAACCGCATCTTTGTAAAGTAAAATCTTCTCTTTCCATAAATCGACTTTTAATAAATCCGCTTGAGATGATGGATTTGTTAAACCTAATGTAAAGTTCGATAACTCGTCCTCAAACCCTAATAGGAATAAGTGAATGATTGCGATTTTATTCATTTCGGCAATCATACATTTTTGAATTCTATTGATAGTTCTTGCAAAACGAATATCCATTAACGATAAGTTTTTGCCATCACCAACAATTTCCTCAAAACCTAAAAAGGCTTTAGGAACACGTAACGCGGTTAATAATTTCTTTTGGATGTACTCAATATCGGCAATTTCCGATAAGTTCTGAGCTCCTGGTAATGTATCGATAGGATTTGCTTGTGCAGGGTCACGAACAGGAATAAAATAATCTTGGTCAACCGCCATTTGGTTGAAACGTAAATCAACATTACCTGTTTTAGAGTCCACAACTTGGTCTCTTTTAAATTTGTTTGCAACACGTTGTACATACGCCTCAACATCTTTATCATCCATGTTACCAACAAATACTTTGAACACTCTTCTTTCAGGTGCTCTTGATGTTCTATAAATTAACATCGCATCTTCAGATAACAATAATTGTTTCCAAATACGTCTTGCCTTCTCTAACATGGAAGTACCGTATGGAAGTTTTCTATCATCACCTAATAATCTAAAGTGGGCTATTTCCCATGAATTGAATTCCATATCCTTAGCCTTCCATTTAAATCTTAAACCTTTATTTTCAATAGGTTCATCGATGTTTTGTTTTGCCGCTTGAGCTGGCATACCTCTCTCTAAACGTTCAATTTCAATGTTTGGTAATTGCATACAACCAACAATACCCTTATCTGAATCTAATTTTAAATAAACAAAATTGTCTCCGTACTTACAAGTATTTCTTACCCACATAGGTAAGTTTGTGTTGATATCTAACACATTATTAAATAAATCGGTTAGTATTGATTTGATTCTTTTTGATTCGGAATAGATTTGTAACATATATCCATTCTCATCCACTGTTGTGGATTCTTCACCATAAATGTCTAACGCCGCAGAAATTTCGGGAGTATATTCCATAGATTCGTAATCGTAAAATGATGCCAATCTTGTTGGTTCGTAATAAACCGATTGGGTATACATGTTACTTTCAATCTTTGTCCATTGATTGGCTAAGTAATAAGTTTGTTGAGCTTGTAATAACTCTTTGTCGTATTCTTGTTTAGAAGTAGTCTTTAATAAGTCTTTTCTATCGAACTTATATGTTGGGTAATCTTGGTTTAACAGGGCGTTAGGACCAAATGCGTGAGATAATCTCTGCCATACTGTTAAATTACCGTTATTATTATTTTCCATGTGAGTATTTTAATTCTTTCTACAATAAATATACGAAAGGTTTAAAGTAACTGAAGCGTTCTGGTTTTTAATCCTATTAAGGACACGGAACCTCTAATAAACATGTTTGATTATAGTTAATCACATATATTTCATACGTTCCAAAATAATTATCATTTTCATAACTATATGGTAGTAAAACGGTCCCTATATTAATAACTCCTCCCGTACAAGGATAGAAAGTTATATTGGCAAGTTCCCCAATATAATTTACCGTTAATATATCTAAAATTATACTCATTAATAAATTTTATTTAAAATGAATATATCTGAATAGATTGAGTTTAATACACTGTTACTACTAAACTGTACGGTAACATTTAAAGTATTTGAGACGGTTGTGTCAAATGTCGTGTTATTAACTGAGTTAAATGCAAACCCTTCTGGTTGACCTGTTGATTGTCTTTCATTATGATACGCACCCAAAGTAACAATTTCGGCGTTTCCAGCGGTCCCAAGTTTTCTAATCGTAAAGTTTGATGATAATTGCCAAACATCGTTTGTTGAAGCTCTCATATTTTGAGCTAAACTATCCACAAGTAAAACAGACCCCGATTTAATTCTAATTCTTATATCATCATTACCTTTAGAAGATATTAAACCTGCAAAATCGGCTCTAAAACTATCACCTATTTTAAATCCATTAGCGGGTACTGTTAGTGTACCAACACCACCACCAATTAATGTTGACTCAACAGTTGTTGCACTTACAACAACACTATTACCTGTTTGAGCGTACAGACCAAATACTGTTGCAAAAGGCGTTAATACACTATTTTTTATTTTATATGTCGTCCCTGCTTGCTCAACCACAAACTCGGCGTTTTGTGTTATTGCGGTTAATTCGGGTAATGAGGATATCGGTAGATTTGGCATTTTCTTTTTAGTTTATAAATAGTTTAGGTTATAATAATTTTTGACCCATCAGACTGTAACACAAAGAATCCGTTTGCTTGTAATAAGAATCTTGTTGGGTCCGTTGGGGTTGGTGTCATAGTGTGAGTAGGTGTAGGTGTTGGAGTTTTAGTACTTGTTACCGTTGGTGTTACTGTTTGTGTTGGTGTTACACTTGGTGTTGGGGTTACTGTTTGAGTAGGGGTGATTGTTGGTGTTGGGGTTGGCGGATTAAGGGGGTCAATCATCTCAACATACAGTAGGTCATTTCCACCAATACTTTGAGTTAAATAATATGTTTCAGTTCCTGGGTCACTTCCTGTGAATCCACTCATTAAGACTCCATTTTCATAAACATTAATATTATAATAAACTCCACCTGAAATACTAAACGTCATATAATCTCCCGCAATATTTGAGTTTAAGAAACCATTCCCACTTTGACCATTTGTTAACGGATAAGCGAAATTAAATGAGGAACTAAAGTTGGTAACAATTGATGCCATTGAACATCCATCAGTATCGAAATTACTAATTAAAAAGTTTCTATATGGTGTCGGTGTAGGTGTTTTAGTTGGTGTTGGCGTCGGAGTTTTAGTGTTTGTCGGAGTAATCGTATGTGTTGGAGTTATAGTTGGTGTTGGAGTAATTGTTTCGGTGGGTGTTGGTGTGATGGTTGATGTTGGGGTTATAGTTGGCGTAACAGTTGGTGTTGGGGTTGGCGGATTAAGGGGGTCAAGGACCTCAACATATAATAAATCATTTCCTCCAATACTTTGGGTTAAATAATAAGTTTCAGTATACGGAGGAACTCCTGTATAACCACTCATTAATATTCCGTTTTCATAAACATTAATACTATAATTTAACCCTCCCGTTATACCAATACTTAAGGAATCCCCAACCGTATTTGTTGATAAGAATCCATTACCACTTTCTCCATTATTGATAGGGTACGTGATATTAAAAACTGAACTAAAACTAGACGATACGGATGTTACTGTGGACCCGTCAGTATCATAATTAACAATTAAAAAGTTTCTATATGGTGTTGGTGTTGGGGTCGGAGTAGTGGTTGTTGTAGGTGTTGGGGTTGGTGTCGGATAATAAACACTATAAGTAAAATCACACGTTAACGGTGTTGGCGTCGGAGTAGTACTTGGGGTAATAGTAGTGGTTACCGTTGGCGTTGGTGTTGTTGTTACCGTTGGTGTTATAGTGGTGGTCACTGTTGGAGTAGTAGTTACCGTTGGTGTTATAGTCGTAGTTACTGTTGGTGTTGGTGTGTTAGAAGGTGTTTGTGACGGTCTTGGAACTCTGTTTCTTTGTTCATCAACCTGTAACTTATAACCTGTAAACGCCTTAACAGTGAAAATACCTTGTCCTGGAACATTTAACTTGCTACCCGCGAATAAATTACCTGATTTTTTTCTTAAATTCCTACCCATAATTATAAATATTAACGACCACCAAATAACCATCCGTATTTCGCATATTCCTCACGACCGACATTACTATTTGAAAATTGGTTGGTTCTTTCTGTCCCATAAGGTATTACAGGATTGAATTCGATTTGTTTACTAGCGGAGTGGTTATTATTAACCGACCAAGAATCTAACATTGCCTTAGTGTGTTCAGTTACTTTAGTTAAATTACTAAAAGATGATTCGGCAACATATGTCGCCATAGCAACAGACATAATTAAATCGTCATGGTGACCCTTTTGATGGTCAGGTCTACCACTGATATAAATAAACGTATTCATTTCATTATAGAGTCTCGCACTATAGATTTTAAAATCATGCCTCATTACCTCTTCAAAGGACGCAATGATTTGAACTCGTTTATTGTTAAAATTTATTCCAGGAATTTTTTCTAATGCTTTAGGGTCGTACTTCCATTTGTTTGCACTATCCACACCGTCAACATAAAGATTCTTATATCCCATTTCCTGCATCTTTCTTGCAGTTGAAACTCCCATACCTCCTGTGATATCAATTACAACAAAACAAGAATACATATTAGCCCATTTATAACAAATTTCGGCCATTGTATCAGGTGGTAATTTACCAACGTATTCTGCAACTTGTTCTCTCGTATCAAAATCGATTATTTGGAATGAACTAAAATCCTCGCTATCACCACGACTGACATCGACACCCATAACATACTTGTGACCAATAACAGGTTCTTTCCATATCCATAAGGCGTTACCCATCATTTTGGTTTGTGGTTCAGTTAACATATTTTCACGAATCTTCTCCAATAATAATGAATCAAATACGTTATCACCTGAACCTAAAAAATTACACTCTAACTCTTGTGATACTTTTCTCTTATCGTATTTAAGTTTTTTAACCATCCCCTCAAACCAAGATGAACAAGGTTTATAACCCTCGTCCATAATCTCTCTGAGTTTAGTATAGTCTCTATCATCAAATGAAATTCCACCCCAACTTACAATATTCTCTTTATCATATTCTTCTTTGTTTAACAAATAATGAATAATATTATCTGTCTTAACAAGATATAAATCTTTAGTATATCTTGGGTCTCTATACCAAAACATTTCAGTGATTTTAAAATCGTTCATATTTCTTAATGCTTGGTCATAGATTTCGTAATAAATTGCATCATAACCATTCGGTGTTGAGACAACAATTACTTTACCCCCTGTAGATAGGGACGCCATACATGCTGACCAAAAATCACTGTCGGCCTCGATAAAGGCCGCCTCATCAAATATTAATATTGTTGGTGTAAATCCACGTAAAGCATCCTTTGAGGTTGCCACCGCTTTAACTTCACATCCGTTAGTTAGTTTATAATGTTTTTGAGAGTTTTTATCAACTGAGAACCCCGCATTAGTCCATGATGGCCATTGGTTAACAAACGCTTTAATTTTATTTGCCATCTCAAGTGAGGT